CGCTGAATAATTTGGTATATGAACATATTGGAGAGCGGCCATCAATAGAGCGGAAGATTTCCCACCACCTGCGGCACCCCCAAAGAGTGCTTCTAGGGCGGCAGATCGAAGGTATGTTTTTTGGGTTAGGGAAGGTGATTCGGGACAGAACAGCGAGGGTAGGGGTTGGAGGAATTCGTAGATGTCTGACCAGTCTTTCATCGTGTTGTACACTTTCTGTAAACGTGTGCCGATGGGTGCTTACCTAGCGACAGGATTTGAACGTGTTCGATTTTAAAAGTCTACCAAAGCGTTCAACCATTGCTCATGTGTGCATGCTTTCCTCTGTAATACTATTGGGGTTAGGTTTGGGCAAATTCAACATGGGTTTAGGGTTGGCCGGATGTGGGTTGGCTCTTGGCCTATACGGCTATCTGTTGGGTGCTGAATAAATATGGCGTGGAACTCCAGTAACAAGGCGATTAATCCAGACAGTAAGAAGTCTATCTCTATTGGTGCCCCTGTAGCGTATAACGCCGGACTTGTGGGCAAGCCGTACAACGATGGTTGGGATATTGAACGCGCCTATCGGGAGGGTTTGGCCAAGGTCGTTTGGGTCTATCGTGCTATCGACGCTATCGCTAGTAATCAAGCACGCCTGCCTGTTGCTTTTCTAAGAGACAACTCACCCTTTGGTGAGAGGGTTCCACGCGATGAGGAAAATGAAGATTTAGCCACGTTGTTGAATCAAAAGTCGAATGATGGTGAAAGCGCTTTCGTTTTTAGGTATCGGGTTTCTGCTCAGTTGTTGATGAGCACCCGTGGGGTGTTTATTGAGATTGTTCGGGCTAGGGGTGGTCACCCCGCTGCGCTACACCTGCTTCCTCCTCAGAGTACGGCTCCGATTCCAGATGAGAAGAAGTTTGTGTCGGCGTTTGAGGTTGAACTTCCTAACGGGAAGAAGCAGAAATTAAATCCAAAGAATGTGATTTGGATTAGGCGTCCGCATCCGCTGGATCCCTATCTGTCGATGACCCCGATGGAGTCGGCTGGTGTAGCGATTGAAGTGGAGCATTTGGCCAAGTTGTATAACAGGAACTTCCTGCTGAATGATGGTCGTCCGGGTGGGCTACTTGTGTTGAGAGGAATGATTGATGATGACGACAAACAAGAACTCCAAGCACGGTTTAGGGGAAATCTTGCTCGGACTGGTGGAATCGGTGTTATCTCATCCGATGATGGAGCAGATTTCGTTGATACGGCGGCCAGTCCCAGAGAAGCGGCATATGACTCGCTGCGACAAATAACAAAAGAAGAGATTCTGGCTTCATTTGGTGTGCCGGAGAGCGTTATCGGCAATGCCGCTGGGCGGACCTTTTCAAACGCACAAGAGGAGGGCAGGGTTTTCTGGGGTGAGACTATGAGTCCGCACCTTGAGTTGCTTTCTCGTGGACTTGATGTACTGGATGAGAACTTCTACGTCACGTTTGATACTTCGTCTGTTCCTGTAATCGAATTGGCGAAGCAAGAGAAGGAGCGCCACTATCTACAGGAAGCCCAGATGGGGATGATCACCCCTAATGAGTATCGCGAAATTACAGGCAGGGATAAGGTCGATGCTTATTTGGCAGATTCGATGTTGGCTAGTCCCAATCTTGCCGCAATCGGCAACACCGAAGAGGCGATGCCTAAAGAGGAGCCGATGCCACAGGGTATGCCGGGTATGCCGGGCATGCCGCCCGAGGGTATGCCGCCCGAGGGTATGCCGCCCGAAGGGGCTGGCGTTGTTGTTCCCCCGCCAGAACCGATACCTGAGCCAGAGATGGAGGGGGTGTTTCCAGAGGGGGAAGGGTTGGAAACTCGATCGTTTATGGGTGGCTTTGATGTCAAGCGATTTGAACTTAATGGACAGTGGGAGCATAAGGCATTTCAGGACATCGATCGATGGGAGGCAATTTTTAGTCGATCTTTGGAGCGCTACTTTGAACGGCAGGAGAGGGTTGTTACAGAAAAGGTTTCAGGGGCAAAAACAAAACGATCTATGTTAACTGGGGAATTGAAGATTGAACAGATTTTTGATGAGTCTATTTGGAATAAACAATTGAGAGAAGATTTGAAGCCCGTGATTGAAGGGGCGATGATGGAGTCGTCCACAACGGCGTTACGGGAGTCTGATGAAAAGGTTGACATAGGGGAGGAGGAGATTCAGGAGTATGTCGAGTCTCAGTTGGTGCGGGTTGAACATGTGAACCAGACCACGAAGAAAGAACTGGCCGCAGCGATATTGTTGGCGACCCTGTTGTTGAGCGATGATGGAGACGCTGCTTCGGGAAAGGCCAAGGCGGCCATGTTGTCAACTGCGATTGGTGCTGTGTTCGCCGCTTTGCTGACGAAGCGGTTGAAAGACATATCTGAGGTTGAGAGCACCGGTGCTTATAATGCTGGTCTATTTTTTGGAGGTAGGCGTGCTGGAGCGACTACAAAAACGTGGATTACACGCAAAGATCAGCAGGTTAGGGCTGCCCATGCTGCTTTGCAGGGGAAAAGTATCCCGATTGGGGAGGGTTTCAAGGCTGGAAAGCATGCTTTGAGGTTCCCCGGGGACCCTCTGGCGCCTCCAGAGTTGGTGATTAATTGTCGTTGTCTGTTGAAGTTCGGAGAGGTATAGCAGTTTACTAGAATAGGTTTTAGTAAACTTTGCGGCATGGGTTCTTATGGCAGTGTACACTTTTCGTAGTCTGAACCATAAGGGTGATTATGCCAACTCTAACTTTTACGGAAGCATCTGAAATTCGCTTTAAGGCTCGTGCTGGTCAGGTCAATATTGATCAGGCAAAAGGTATCGTGGAGTGCTTTGTCGCTGCTATTGGCAATAAAGATTCTGTAGGCGACATTATTATTCCCGGCGCTTTCGACGGTTCTCTCAAACGGCGCAAGCCACGGGTGGTATGGGGACACAACTGGAATGAGCCGATTGGCAAAGTTCTAGATATTTTCGAGGTTGCACCGAGGGATCGGCGGCTACCTCAGAAGATGTTCGATGCCGGTGTTGGTGGTCTTTTCGCCAAGGTTCAGTTCAACATGAACTCTGAACGCGGGAAAGAGGCTTTTGCGAATGTTGCCTTCTTTGGGGAGGAGCAGGAATGGAGCATCGGTTACAAGACGATCGATGCTGATTACGACCCCACCAATCAGGCGAATGTTCTAAAAGAGGTGGAACTGTACGAGGTTTCTCCAGTTCTACACGGAGCAAACCAGTTGACTGGGACTCTGTCCGTTAAAGACAACGATGATTGCGGCACCGATGGAGAACTTTGCGCTGTGAAAAACGTGTTCGACACGGAAGAGCCAAGTACTGAGGTAGTTTCTGATATTGCTGAGGTATTAGAGAAGGCAGTTAATACAGTTTTTGATGAGACTGTGGCATTGTGGGATTTTGATGATACCCGAGCGGTAGTTACTAAGAACGATCAAGCGTGGGTTATTAATTATAAATACGATGAAGACAATTCTGAGTACTTGTTTTCAAAACCGAAGCAAGCCGTTTTGGAAACTTTTGTCCGCGTTCTAGACGACGAGACAAAGGGTGCAGGTTGTGAGTGTGGTGGAACTTGTGGCGGTTGTAGTGGAGAGAAGACTTTGGACGAAGACGCTGAAGTCAAGGGGGCTAAAAAGATCGATGCCCGGGGCGTTCAGAAACTGAATCAGGCTATCGACATCCTACGAAGCATCGTTAGTGAAGTTGCCCCTTCGGAGGGGCCGTTGGAGCAGAAGGAGCCCGTTGGGGAAAAGGTGCTCTTGTCTGGAGATTATGACGAGTTTTCGAAATCTCTTCCGTTTGATTGTGAGACGGAAGATGAAATGATCGATGTCATTGAGGCATTGGCGGGAGCCGGGGTTGCGGTGAAATTTCCAACCCCAGAGTTGTTTGCTGCTGGCATGAAGACCTTGGAGGTCATGTTGCCGCAGGATGAGCAGAAAAAGGACAGCGTTGTTCTTGCGATGAGCAAGGCGTTGTCAAATGTCAGTTTGCTAGTTGGCGAAACCCAGTAACAAGGAGTTAACAATGTCCGAAGAGGTTACAGACGAACAGTCTGAGGCTGCTGAAGAAAAGTCTCTAGAGGAGCAGATCGCCGTTCTGGAGGGTATTGCTACAGCCCTAGAGGAGGAGATCGAGGTCAAGGCCGACGAGACTGAGGCTGAGGAAGACTCCGAGGTTAAGGCTGAGGATGACACTGAAGAAAAAGGCTTTGGCGAGGCTGACCATTCTGAAGAGGAATGCAAGGACATGGAGAAATGTCCGTGGCATGGTGTTGACGCCAAAGAGGGGGAAGAGCCTGACAGCGAGGAAAAGTCGGTTGAAGACGATGAGAAGGCTCATCCGGTAGCGACCGGTTATCCATATGACGCTGTCGTATTACAGCCGGGCGACCCAGAGTTTGATGAGGAAGAGGACGAAAAGAACGAGATGGTTGTGCCCAAGAAGCGGCGCATTGTCGTCGTGGAAATGGACCCCTCACAGGTCACTGAAGACATGAAGGCTTATGAGGTAGAGGTTGACGAAGACGAGGAAGAGGAGCAGCCGTATCCCGAAGAGGAGGATGCGAAGCGTCACGAAAGGCGGCCACAGCCCGAAGAGGATGAAAGG